TTCATTGCTTGATCCAGCTGCAGCAGGAGCTGACGCTCTAACTCTTCAAGCTAACCAACGTAAAGTTGTTACTAAGATCCTTGAAATCGCAAACCTAATCTACCACAGAGGACGTTTCGGTGCAGGTACTTTCGTAGTAACTAACGGTCGTATCGCTTCTGCTCTAGCAGACGTATCTGGCTACGTTATCGCTCCGTTCAACAACGATCTTCCTTCTGGAGCAGGTCAGTTGTACCCAGCTGGTAAAGTATACGGATTGACTGTATACGTTGACCCTAACATGAAGTTCAACGACACTCGTATTATCATCGGCCGTAAAGGTGCAGATGAGGAGCCAGGTGTTAAATTCCTTCCGTATATCATGGCAGAGTCTCTTCAAACTATCTCTGAGGGTACATTCTCTCCGAAGATCGGTATGAAGTCTCGTTATGCTATCACTGAAGCTGGATGGCATCCTGAAACTCAGTACTTCACTCTTGGAGTAAGTAATCCGAGCCGTCTAATCGCGTAATCGAATAGAACGATCATAAATTGAAAGGCTCTCCTATGGGGAGCCTTTCTTTTTTTATACGGGTCGTGAATAAATAACTCTATTAAAACTTACAAAAAATATTTTACAAAAATGAGCACTAAGCCAGTATTAAATTATTTCGAGTTCATCGCTGAGAAGAAGAATCAGGATCTTGCAACTCTTCCTACTAACGGTGGATCTAAATCAGCTAAATCAGTTGATGCGAAAATGGCGAAACTTGAAGGAACTAAAGGTAAAGCAATCACGAAGTCTGTTAAAGACGAGATGGCTCCTATGCCTAAGGCTAAAGGTTCTGAACCTAAGAAGATGGTTGACACTAAAGCTTCAAAGATGCCTGCAGCAAAAGGATCTGAGCCTAAGAAGTCAGTTGACTCTAAGTTCTCAAACCTAAAAGTTACAGGTTCTGTTTCTAAGAAAACTGTAGCTGATAACATGGCTAAATTGCCAGGTAAAAAATAATCTTGCTCAATAATGAAATTGACTTTCACAAACAGCAACCGTAACGATGGTTATGTAGCAGAGAGCTTTTCGTCATACGTGCAAGAAAATTCACTCAAAGATCTAGTCGGTAAGACTGACGATGAGGAATTGGATCTCGATGATGCAAGAGCAATCGGCAAGAAAATTACTAAGATGAAGGGCGAAGACCGTAAGAAATATATCGGAATCGTTAACTTCATGGGTGCTTCTTGCAGAATCTATAATGAGATCTGGGCAAACTATAAGCCAGTTGACCCAACCAAGAAGAAATCAAACACTGGCAAAGAATTCAAAGGCGAAAAAACAGTAGGATAATTTGAACGCACGTGGTGTTATAGTTGAAGCAACAGCAAGTTTTGCAATTACATGGCAGAGAGTCGACGGCCAAATCAAATGGGATCAAAATGCCCAAAAGATTGAGCTACACGATGCTGATGTGTATCCTGATTTGGAATACACTGAGGCCTCAGCTAGAGCAACGTACGTTAAATACGTTTCAGCTGCAAGAATAAATGAACTGCTTACAGCTATCAATAATAAGATTGATCAACTTATCGGCACTGAAGATAAACCTGAGGACGCTGGAGCAACTCAAGCTCCAGACGATAGTACCAATCAACAGCAGGGAGCTGGTGGAATCCAGGTGAACGAGGATGAATCTAAAAAGGTTTCGGACATGACTGTAATTGTATATGGCCAGAACTTAAAATTCATTGAAGGTCAACGAAATACTACAACAGCAAATGCTGAGATTCTTTTTAAAGTATCGAGCAATCTACAACCTGAACTTGGCGGTGGAGGTTTTGATAATACTGAAAAGATTTATGCAGAAATTACGACCTCAACTGGCAAACACAAATTAGAATTTAATCAATTTGCTGAGGAAGTAACAAAATTTGGCGGAAATCTTCTAGCTCAAGTTCTACCATCAGTTGAGATGAGACTTAAAGCAAAAGAAGACGTCTATGCATACGGTGACGAAGACTCAGCAGAGATCAAAGTAACCAAAGCAGTTAGAGCGGATCTTGAAAAACTCGATGACGTTAAACTCAAAGAAATTGAAGATACGATTCTTAGAATCAGAAATGATAGAACTGCGAAGAAAACAAAGGACATTGAAGCTCTCAATCAGTCCGCTGATAAATAACTAAAAAGTAAAAGACACGAAATGGCTGGATTACCACATTGGAGAAATTCTACCGCAGCGACAAAGAAGTACGAACCTCTGTACCTTAACCAGTTCGAGGTAATTATTACTCCTCCGCCAGCGGTTGCACAGGCAATCGGTTACGGAGATAACCTAATGCTCGAGCACGTTAAAAAAATTGAAGGTTTGCCTGAACTTGCTGCAACTGGTAAACTCGCTGAACAGACTTACAAGTTCGCTAAGCGTATGTATGCTCCAGCAAAGCCAGTTGATACTATTGCTACACTTAAGATTGACTTTGAAGTTAACTTGAATGAAGATAATGACATGTACATCTATAATGCTCTTAGAGCATGGGCGGATCTAGTTTATGATCCACTAACTGGTGCACAAGGTCTTAAAAGAGACTACGCTGATGCTATCATTTCGGTAAATATTTTCAACAGAGTTGGAGACATTTACAGACAGTTTGACTTTACACCAGTATTCATTGGTCCAGATAAATTATCTGAAATGAAGCTTGATTATGGTTCTGACGAGATTTTCCGTCTCCAAGCAACATTCACAGCTGACACATTCACTGAAACTAGAATCGGTGCAGTAAGAGTATAAAATAAACTGAGACTATAAACATGGATATGTTCAACGCAAAAGATCGCAGAAACCCGAAGATGGACGACTATATGAACGTCTCTAAACCGGCATTTGGCGGTCCAAAAGAAAAACAAGATTTTGATAAATCTAAACGCACATTCCTAAAAGGCTATCAACGAGAAATCGAAAGAAACGCTGATTTCGAAGGCGGAAAAGAAAACCCAAACTACGATACCACTTGGAAGGCAATATCTAGAGATGTTGTTAATAGACAAGCGGGAAAAAAACCATTTGATCCGATGTACACATCACCAACATTCAAAACTTCCGATAAGGTCGAAGAGGGCAGAATTCTACGTTATAACGAATTCGTCAACGAAAACTTTGAGGACATGCTTAACGGCGAAGAAAAAGAAGAAATGCCAAACGGCATGGAAGGTATGGAAGACATGCCAGAAAAACCTGAACTAGACGAGGAAAAACTTGAAGCACTTATTGAAGAATTCGGTAAGGACATGAAGAAACTGATCGATGCAGTTTGCGAAGCAATGGAACTTGAAAAAGAAGAATGCTGCGACTATATTTGTGCTGCTATTGAAAAAGTATGTCATTCACCAGAAGAAGAGGAAGAAGACAAAGAGAAAGAAGAAGGCATGGAAGAAGACGAGAACGAAGAAAAGTAATCGATTCTAAATACTATTGAAAACAAAAAAGGACCTCTTACGGGGTCCTTTTTCTATTTTATACGAACAATATCTGTTCTAGTAGTTTCATACTCATCATCTGGGTCAAGAACCTTTGCATTGAATTGAACAGTCGAATAAGACTGGTTCAAGAACTCTAAAGTATTAATTATAGAGGTCAAACTTAAACTCTGATTGACATAGATTATTCGGCTGTATTTACGATTTCTAACGTTTACTGCCTTATCGATCAATTTCTTAATCTCATAGTTGATCAAAAATGCCTGAATCTTATTTGGCACAACAATGTCTTGCTCAAATTTCTCCTTTAATATCTTATTGACATTAAGAAGGTAATCACATTTGGCTTTCTTTGAAAATTTGTTTATGAACTGCTTCTGATCCCTTACAAATAGGATTTCCAGATTGCGGTCAATGCTGTCTATCATGGTAAATCAATTTTTTTGAGATCAATGCCAGCCTTAGCTAAGAGCTCAAGGCCTTGACGGTCTCTATATTCTTCTAAATAGACGACTCGAGTAATTCCCGACTGTAGAATTAATTTGCTACATTCTCTGCACGGAGAATATGTAATATAGAGAGTTGAACCTTCGCAACTTTGAGTTGATCTAGCAACTTTCGCGATTGCATTCGACTCAGCATGTAATACGTACCATTTAGTCTCATAGTCAACGAAATTGTTATTCTCATCGAATGTTGGAATCTCACACTCGTTTTCAAAGCCAGATGGCGTTCCATTATATCCATCTGAAATAATGGTGGTCCCTTTAACTATGAGAGCTCCCACTTTTTTACGGCGAGCCTTTGATAGCTCTGCCCAAGTGAGTGCCATTTTGATGTATGTTATGTCATACTGGTGCTGTCTTTCTGAATCTTTATGCATATACATTATTTCGTCTTATCGTAGTTTTCGAATATCCAAGCAAGCAAATCGTCTTTGTCTTGTATAAGTAATATTGAATTGTCTTCTGGTCCTTCTAGTGTTTGGAAAATAGTCATGAGATCTTGAGTTGGAACTCCAGCTGGATCAACTAGATCTGTTTTGACTGGGGGCAGACTCTCAGGAATAAAGTGATGTTGTAGCATTTGATCGACTAGTTCATAGTGTCTATCATAGATATGATACGAGTTTGCAGTATGCGAATACTGGCCCAATTCCAAATTAGGGTAAGTTGGTTTCAAGTGAGCGAGCATCTGCATCTGTAAAGCACAGAAAAACGCGACATCAGTTGGAGTTCCCCAAATTGCATCATTACTTCTCATAAAGACACTCATGTGAAGTCGATTCTCTCTAATATGGAAGTTTGCATACATTGTACACACAAAATCCTTATTCTCAGCATACTGATGTATTGGCATATTGAAATGCATCACAGCTTGTCTAGTATATTGATCTTTAATTAAAGAGGTTAATGCCCATTGATATTGGGATGTGCCTACGTGATTTTTTACACTAAAGATAAGGTTACCATAAGCAGAATTTGCCGTCCCGTCTGGGTTTTGGATTGTTTCCCAGAATTTAGCGTGTTTTGAAATAAACGATACATCATTACGTCCCAAGAAATACCACAAAAATTCTGCAGCTAGATACTTCTTTTGAGAGCCTCTAACTGGATTTCTATATAGACATGACGTTGGATCTTCCACGACAATGCATGCATCAAGATATTCTTTACTGACTGTTCCTCTGGCATTATTTACTACACCAGTTAACATTAATGACTTTAATGATTGGTGGTATGCTTGAGCGAAAGTTTTTCCTTTAAATACTAACATATTTTATTTTACTAAGGTTTGATGAATAGTTTAGTTAAGAGATTGTCATATCAGAGAAGTGCTCTTTATTCTCAACATAGATCTTCATATCGAATAGCTCCTCTGGTAGCATATCATGGGAAATTACAAAGATGTTCATGTTATACTTCTTTGAAAAATCTTTAAGTAAATCGACAATTCTATAGATTGACTCAACATCGAGAGAAGAAAATACTTCGTCTAGGAATAGCAGATTTACTTGATGATGCTTCATTTTAATAAGTTCAAGCATACAGAGCAAGACAATTAAGTTCATCTTTTTCTGTTCACCAGCCGACAATGAATCTGGCGAGATCTGCATTCCCAAGTGAGTGATAATTGGATCAAACTCAAGATCAAATTCAAATGCAAATTTGAACTCAAGAATCTTTGCAACCTTTAGGATCTTTTTATTTAGAATTGGAATGATTTGACTCATTAGTAACTTCTTCATACCATTGTCTCCTAAGATTACTTCCATTTCCTGACTCATCTTAAGCTTCTCGTCGATTTCGACCTTTTCAGTCGAGATCTCTCTGATCTTTTGTTTGATAGTATCGATTACTTTCTTGATTCGATCAACTCCAGTTGTGTCAGTTTGTATCGGATTCTCAAGATTCTGCTTCTCACGCTTGAGAGCTGGCAGCTGAGCCTGAATTGTAGTATAATCGGTTTTCTTCTTGGCTTGAGAAGTCTCAAGTTCTCTAACTTTGTTTGTAAGCTCAGTCAATCTAGCTGTGATATCAGGCAGCTTATTTTTCTCTGCGGTCTGCTTCGCTTCAAGCTTATTCTTAATTTCTAAGTGAACTGTGTCAGTAAGATCTGAAAGACAGTGTGGACACTTGTTCTTTTCATAAATCGCAAGCTTTGAGTTAATCTCCTGAATATTAAATTGGACTTTGCTGCGTTCTTCTTTAACTGAGTTAACGTCTTTTGTGATAGCATCGCACTCAGTTTTTAAAGCAGTAAATTCGTCCTTAATCGTTGTCTGACTTGATTCAAATTTTGAAATTTGGTCAGCAAGCTCAGCAATTCTAGATTCGTTTATTTGAACGATATCGTTTTTGAGACCATTCAATTGCTCAATTGAATTTTTTAGTACCTCAGTATTATGTTCAATCGACGCTTGTATTGAACGGCTCTTGGTCAAAAGTTCCTTTGTCTCTTCTTTAGTTATGACTGCCATGTCATTTAAGACGTCAAGACCAAAGATCTTATCGAT